AAGCGGAACGCTCCACCGTTTCCTGGCTGTGTCGGAGCATTGTGATGTGGAGGTCACAAAACCATGAAAATTCACTGGATGAGCAACGCGCCGTGGGCCGCGACGGGATATGGCAACCAGACGAAGATCTTTTTGCCCCGTCTGCAAGCACTCGGTCACAAATTAAGCGCAACCGCGTTCTATGGCTTAGAGGGCGCGGTACTTAACATGAACGGCGTCAATATTTACCCGAGAGGGTATCACCCTTACGGATTGGACATTGCCGCCGCTAACGCCAAGATGGAAAAGGCTGATATTCTTGTCAGTCTGATTGACACGTGGGTATTGAACGCTTATCAGATGCAGCTTCACAATAATCGCTGGATTCCGTGGTTTCCGGTTGACAGTGAGCCGATGCCCGCGGCTGTTAGAGACTCCGCCAAAGACGCGTTTAGGCGCATTGTATTCAGCCATTTTGCTGAGCGCATGTTAGACCAGGCGGGGCTTGATTATTACTTTGTTCCTCATGGCATTGAGACAGACAAGATGAAGCCGCGTGACCGAGCCGAGAGTCGCAAAATGCTCAGAATACCGGAAGACGCTTACTTAATTGGCATGGTTGCAGCAAATAAAGACAATCCAAGTCGCAAGGCATTCTGTGAGCAGATTGCTGGCTTCAAGATGCTGAAAGACAAGCACTCGGACGCCATTTTATATCTGCATACCTACGATGGCGCATCTGGAAAGAACGCTGTCAATCTTGTGCAATATATCGAGGGTTTGGGATTAGAACGCGGCAAGGACGTTATATTCTGCGACCAGTACCAGTATATGCTGAGCTTTGGCGAGGAATATATGGCGCACGCATTCTCGGCAATGGACGTACTGCTGAACGTAAGCATGGGCGAGGGTTTTGGCATTCCGATTGTGGAAGCGCAATCATGCGGAACGCCGGTGATCGTGGGTGACTGGACTTCGATGGGTGAGCTTTGCTTCTCAGGTCATAAGATTGACAAGCTGAAAGCCGCGCCGTTCTACACCGCATTAGGCGCATACCAATTCCTGACACGCTTTGAAGATGTTGGGTTGGCGCTCATTGAAGAGTATGAGCATCCATCCAGCCGTAAAAAAGCACGCGAAGGCGCGCTGGCTTATGACGCTGACATTGTTACAGAGAAGTATTGGAAGCCGGTATTGGAAGACATACAGAGCATCTTGCAGCAAGGTGAAACCGAGATGAAGCTGGTGAAGTTCTAATGAACGTTCAGCTATTCAACCCACCGATCTGGCATTATTCCGGTATTCACTACCGTATGCTGCCAACGCTCTCACTGCCTATTATTGCGGCGGTGCTGAACAAGGCGGGTCACTATGCCGAGACGGTTGACCTTGAAGCCTTGCAGGTACATCCTGACACGCTTCGAGACACGTTCAAAAGTCAAACAGACAATCTGCCTGATGTGGTTGGGTTGACGGCATTGACTATCACGGCAAGAGGCGCGCATGATTGTGTCAAGGCGCTTAGGGAAGCGGGTTTCAACAAGCGCATTGTGGTTGGTGGTATTTACGCCACAGAGCATCCTGAAGAGGTCTTGGACTGGGGCGTTGATTTGGTCGTGACCGGTGAATGCGAAGGCAACTTGGTCGAACTGATGGAAAGCGGGCAGGGCATTCAGCAAGGCGAACAAGCGCCGATTGATGATATTCCATCACCGGACTGGAAACATCACAATCCAGCTATTGACACGTATTGGGGCAATACTGCGCTTGTGAGACCGCGTCCTGGTATCAGCATGTGGACGCGCGGTTGCCCGTTCAGTTGTATCTTCTGCTCCAATAAGATATTCAACCACTCGCGCAAGCGTTACCGCGATCCGCAAGCAATCGGCGCGGAAATGAGAGAACTCAAACAGCGTGGATGTGAGAATGTCTACGTTTACGATGATGAACTGGTTGGCAGTCCTATTCCTGCCGGCTGGATGAAACAGGTTGCGGATGAGGTAGAGCCGTTGGGCTTGCAATGGATTACACAAGGGCGCTGCTCGAAACGTTTTGTTACGCCCGAATTAATGGCAGACGTAAAGCGAGCAGGGTGCAAGGCAATCTTCTGGGGCATCGAGAGCTTCAGCCCGAAGGTACTGAAGGCAATGAAGAAACACGCCACACCCGAAGACATTCTGCACACCTTACGCGTTTCAAGGGACGCTGGCATCAATAACGGCGCGTTCACGATGATTGGCAATTATCAGGAAACAGAAGAAGATTTAGCGCTTACCCGTGACGCACTTGCTCAGGCTTATAGCGAGGGCTTAATTCAATACCGGCAAACAACCGTATGCACGGTCATGGACGGCACAGAGCTTGCGGACATTGCAAGGCGTGAGGGTTGGTATGCACAAGCGCCGGATACAGGTCTACAAATGGGACAGATATTTACCGGAACGCCCTGGTTGAGCAAGGAACAGATTCAATACTGGCTGGGCGAGTTTGCGAAGGTGTGCCCCGTAGGAGTGCCAGCATGAGCAAAGCGCTAATCAGCTTCGGAACAAATAAACACGCGGAATTGTTAGACATTGCTCTGCCATCATTCAAAGCGTTTGCAGACCGTCACGATTACGACCTGCTGATTCCTGAGAGCGTGCCTTGTGTGAGACCACCGGCATGGTATAAGATCAAAGCTTTGCTTGCCACGCTTGAGATGTATGACGAGGCAATCTTTATTGGTGCTGACCTTGTAATCGTGGACGGAAGTGATGACATAGAAGTTCCTGCTGACTATTGGCAGGCAATGGTCAATCACCACACGGGTGACGGTGAAGTACCAAACACAGACTTCTGGTTGTGCCGAAAGCCGATGATTCCTTATCTTCAGCAGGTTTGGGAAATGACCGATTATATCTGTCACGGATGGTGGGAACAAGCCGCCTTACTTGACTTGATGGGTTACAACCAGCAAGCACGACCTAACAAACTGCGCGAAGAGACCGAGTTATACCAGCGCACATTCTTCCTTGATAACAGTTGGAACGTGCATAAATGGGACAAACCGCAACCAGAGCATCCGCGCATTCAGCACGCAACGATGTATCCAGACCGAGTAGCGGTTATGCGTGAATGGGCAAAGCAGGCGGAAAGCGGGTGGATGAATGACTGAGTTTATCAATCCGCGCATGAAGTTATTGCAGCATATTGACAAGTTGGTTAACATCAAAGCTGGTTTACATCCCGCGCCGGTGAACGCAGAAATCGACCTGAGCAATCGTTGCAATTTAGGGTGCGAAGGTTGCCACATGAGCTATCTGCACACCGCCGGTCTACACGCTCATAAAGTGGCGCTGGCTGGTGACTTAATGGACACCGACATGGCGCTTGACATGCTCAAGCAGCTCAAAGACTTTGGCGTCAAGTCTGTAACATGGACGGGCGGCGGCGAGCCTACGCTTCACCCCGACTTTGACAAGATCATTGAAGCCAACGAACTGGAGCAGGGCATCTACACCAACGGAACGCTGCTCAATCCAGATAGGGCGAAGTTGCTGAAGCGCAAGATGAAGTGGATTTACATTTCACTTGACCGAAGCAACAAGCAGTCTTACTTAGCATACAAGAAGCGCGACCTGTTCACGCAAGTCAATCATGGAATTAAGCGATTGGTTGAAGCCGAAGGTGACGCGACAATCGGTATTGGCTATCTGATTGATGGCGATAACCTGCATGAGATACCGGCAATGGTACATCATGCTATACGCTTTCTTGACGTGGATTATGTGCAATTCAGACCGCTTGTCACACCAGGCGTTGACCGCTCGTGGGTGACTGACGCTTTGCCATTGCTCAAATCAGCCGCGATTTCATCAAAGGTTATTGCAGACTTGGGGCGCTTTGAGATGTATTGGAATTGGGGCGGGTTTCCATACCCGACGTGTTACTGGAGTCAATTGCAGACCACTATCACGCCGGATGGAAGCGTCTGGACATGTGTCAACAGGCGCGGATTTGATGGCGACAAGCTGGGCAATTTACACGACGAGCCGTTTGCTGATATTTGGGCGCGTTCTGACAAATTCCAGATCAATGGCGATTGTCGCTTGATGTGCAGGGGCAGCCTGGCTAACCCCGTGCTGAATGAAATGTTCAGCAAGCAGGCACACGGGAACTTTATTTAGGAGGCTTTATGACGCTTAGAACAGGCATGCAACAATTAATCACTACGGTGCGCGGATACGCAAACGCCGGCGACTCGGAGTGGACGATCACAACCGACGGCGGCATCTCAACTTATTGGGATGAGTTTCAAATTCAGCAAGTGTTAGACCGACATAAGACCGAATTTATTCACGCGCCGATGCAGGCGGTCCAATCCTATTCCGGCGGCTCGATCGTTTATCTGCAATACCGCACGAACGTTCCGGACATCGAGTCGGGCACGGCGGTCTTCAAAGTGGAGGACGTAAGTGGCACAGTCACGCCAACCTCGATGGATTACGCGCGGGGCATTGCAACATTCGCGACCGATCAGGCGGGTAAGTCGTTATGGTGGAGTGGGTTCGCTTACGACATGAACGCGGCGGCGGCTGACATCTGGCGCTTGAAGGGGTCGCACGCGGCTGAGATGGTCGATTGGTCAACCGACGGGCACAACGTCAAGCGTTCACAGCAGGTCAAATCTTGCCTCGACATGGCGACTTACTACCAGAGCAGATCTTCGAGCGAAGGCATCAACACCGCTAAGGTTGTGAGGGACGATCTATGAGCTGGCTAACCGACGGCGAACTGGCACAAATGCGGGCGGATGTTGCCAACCTGCTGCCTGACACTTGCTCAATCTTGAGTGTAAGTTACGTCAACGACGGCGAGGGAGGCATGACCGAAGCGTGGGGCACGGTTACGGCTGACGTTGCTTGCAGAATTGACTATCCGTCTTGGCAGACAATGGGGCACGAGCGACCAGCAGGCGCGGTTGTCAGACCTTACGCGCACGCCATCGCAACTATGCCTTACGACACAGAGATTGATACGACCAATCAGGTGGCGGTTGATGATGCAGTCTATGCGGTCACGAGCGTCAATAACGGGCAGAGTTGGATCGTGGCGGTCAGGGTTGAATTGGAGCGTGTCTAATGAGCATGAGCGTCAGCATTGACACGACCAAGCTGGACGCGCTCATTGCGCAAGTGCCTGGTAATCGGGATCAGGTTGTCAGAGCAACGGCGTTCCACATCTTAGGCAATGCGCAAAAAAAAGCACCTATTAAAACTGGTTTTCTGAAAAGCACTGGCAACGTGAACGCTGAGTACGCATCGTCCGGCTTTGTGAACGTGGAATTTACCGCCGAATATGCGGCTTATGTG